CCCCGGATATGTTCGAGGTTAATGCGGCAGCCGTAGACGCGCGGGTCGAACGTGTCGGCCATATCCTGAATATCATCGCCACTGATGACGCGGCCATCGCAGGTGTCACCTTCGACGCCGATGCGAAACCATTTAGAAACTTTCTTTGCCATTGTTCAGGTGTCCTGATGTTGGGTTTTCGGGTCAGGGTTAGTTTCCCGACTCTGACACGTATCAGCCACCGCTTACGATCTGATTAGGTCTGACACAACAGTCACTTAGCGCGAATACCCCCCTATTTCCTTAGCCTTGCCACGTCACACCAAAAACGAGGCAAGCATGACCATTTCAACTGACCTTTCTTTGTTTAATGACCCGCGACGAAAGGCGCGGCTGTTGTACTGGCAGGGGTTCGCCGTGCCGCAAATCTGCGACATGCTGCAGCTCAAGCGCCCGACCGTGCAGAGCTGGAAACAGCGTGATGGATGGGAGGAAACTGCGCCGATTAACCGGGTTGAATCGACGTTAGAGGCGCGGCTTATTCAGCTCTACGCAAAGCCAGACCTGACCGCGCATGACTTCAAAGTTGCTGATTTTCTGTCGCGCCAGATGGAGCGGCTCGCGCGCGTGAACCGCTACGGCCAGACCGGAAACGAGGTGGATTTAAACCCCAACATTGCAAGCCGCAACAAAGGGGATCGCAAAAAGCCGAAACGCAATTATTTCAGCGACGAGGCAGTCGGGAAGCTGGAAGAGATTTTCTTTAACCAGTCGTTTGAGTATCAGCTCAGGTGGCATAAAGCCGGGTTAGAGCACCGCATCCGCCACATCCTGAAATCGCGCCAGATAGGCGCAACGTTCTACTTTGCGCGTGAGGCGCTTCTGCGCGCCCTTAAGACCGGGCAGAACCAGATATTTTTGTCAGCCAGTAAAACGCAGGCTTACGTGTTCCGTAAGTACATCATCGCCTTTGCCCGTCTGGTTGACGTCGACCTGTCAGGCGACCCGATCGTCATCGGAAACAATGGCGCTGAGCTGATTTTTCTCGGGACTAATTCCAACACAGCGCAGAGCCACAACGGCGACTTGTACGTCGACGAAATTTTCTGGATACCCAATTTCCAGAAGCTGCGCAAAGTCGCCTCGGGCATGGCCTCGCAGTCACACCTACGCACTACCTATTTTTCGACCCCGTCGACGCTGGCGCACGGCGCTTACCCGTTCTGGTCAGGCGAGCTGTTTAACCGTGGCCGCAGCAACCGCGAAGAACGTGTCGACATCGATATCAGTCATCAGGCGCTCGCCGGTGGCGTGCTGTGCGGTGATGGACAGTGGCGGCAGATTGTCACCATTGAGGACGCGCTTGCCGGTGGATGTACCCTGTTTAACCTCGACCAGCTTAAGCAGGAAAACAGCGCGGATGACTTCCGTAACCTGTTTATGTGCGAGTTCGTCGACGATAAGGCATCGGTATTCCCGTTCGAGGAGTTGCAGCGTTGCATGGTCGATGCGATGGAGGAATGGGAGGACTTCGAGCCTTTCGCCGACCGTCCGTTTAACTGGCGTCCAGTCTGGATTGGTTATGATCCGTCACACACCGGCGACAGCGCAGGCTGTGCGGTGCTGGCTCCGCCGCTGGTTGCCGGTGGCAAGTTCCGCATTCTTGAGCGTCACCAGTGGAAAGGCATGGATTTTGCCGCGCAGGCCGAGGCCATCCGGGCGCTGACCGAAAAATACACCGTCGACTATATCGGTATCGATGCGACCGGCATCGGCCAGGGTGTTTACCAGCTCGTGCGCTCATTCTTCCCGGCGGCGCGCGCCATCCGCTACACGCCGGAAATGAAAACGGCGATGGTGCTCAAAGCAAAAGACACCATCAGGCGCGGGTGTCTGGAATATGACGCCGGTGCGACCGACATCACTCAGTCATTTATGGCTATCCGCAAAACCATGACCAGCAGTGGCCGCAGCGCCACCTATGAAGCCTGCCGCAGCGAGGAAGCCAGCCACGCGGATATCGCGTGGGCGACCATGCACGCCCTGTTAAACGAGCCGCTTTCCGCCGGTAGCGGTATGCAAGCAACTACAATTCTGGACATCAACTACAGATGAAAAAACGCCAAAAGAAACAGCCAAAACAGACCAACATGATCGCCAGAGAACCCCAAAAAATGGAGGCGTTCACCTTTGGCGAGCCGTCACCTGTTCTGGATCGCCGCGATATCCTCGACTATGTCGAGTGCATCAATAATGGCAAATGGTACGAGCCGCCAGTCAATTTCTCGGGTCTGGCAAAAAGCCTGCGCGCCGCCGTGCATCACAGCTCGCCGATTTACGTGAAGCGAAACATTCTGACCAGCACCTTTATCCCTCACCCGTTGCTGTCCCGTCAGGATTTCAGCCGCCTTGTGCTTGATTATCTGGTCTTTGCTAACGGTTATCTTGAAAAGCGCTTGAGCGTGACCGGCCAGGTAATGAAGTTGGAAGCCTGCCCGGCAAAATATACCCGTCGGGGTGTCGAAGAAGGGGTTTACTGGTACGTATCAAGCTATACCCACCCGCACCAGTTTGCCCCCGGCTCGGTGTGCCACCTGCTTGAACCCGATATCAATCAGGAGCTCTACGGGATGCCGGAATACCTGAGCGCGCTCAATTCAGCCTGGCTGAATGAATCCGCCACGCTGTTTCGTCGGAAGTATTACCAGAACGGCGCGCACGCGGGTTACATCATGTACGTGACCGACGCAATTCAAAGCAGCACCGACGTAGAAGCAATTCGAAAAGCGATGACAAACTCGAAAGGTATGGGGAATTTTAAAAATATTTTCCTCTATGCCCCAAACGGTAAATCGGATGGCATTAAGATTGTGCCGCTGAGTGAAGTCGCCACGAAGGATGATTTTTTTAACATCAAGAAGGTGAGCGCCGCCGACCTACTCGACGCGCACCGCGTGCCGTTCCAGCTTATGGGCGGCAAGCCTGAGAATATTGGCTCAATGGGCGATATCGAGAAGGTGGCGCGAGTATTTGTGCGTAACGAACTGACGCCGCTGCAGGAGCGTTTCAAAGAGATAAATGACTGGCTCGGGATGGAGGTGATCCGCTTTAAGGATTACAACATCGAGACCGATTAACTCCGCCCAAAATGCCGCCTACGGGCGGCACATCCTCAGACCTCTCCTGACGCCGCACACGCCACGTAACTCCGCCACCGCTCACGATTCAACCTCACCGCTCAGCGTACCGCCACGACGCACACAGACGCGTAAAATAAATCCTGTCACCACGTCTGGCGCGCAGTGCTATCCCCGCCTCGCCTGCACGCTTAACGGGTCGCTTTTAATGCAGGTGCATTATGCATCCGGAGCCACGCCTGACGTGGCATGGCTCGCGAAAAAGAATTAGAATTATCAAATGCAAATTCATGCAGGTAGAAATGCATAAGATTATGAAGTTTAAATTTTATCTTCTGCTCAAATATTTCTTTGTAGAAATGCTCTTATTTGTTGCCTAAAAGTTTCACACTCAGCAGGTTTTAATCTCTCAAGGTATTCAAAAACTCTAGTCTCATCCCAGCCGTTGTTAAAGGTCTTCACTACCCCACGATAAACTTGCTTATCAAGTTTATCTTGGCCTCTAGTAGTCACTCTCGGAATCGACTCATCTTGCCCGTATGCCGCATAAAAATCTTTCTCTACGCTTTGGAAAGGTATGCATAGAACATTATCACCCCGAGCATGTCTCAAATCTACTTGATCTCCGTCTAACACAGATATAACATTTTGCTGAGTAGTTAGAAATGTTTCCCTCACATTACGACGCATTAAATCAATGACATTAGTTCCCCCACCAACATATATTATTTTATATTCATAGAAGTAGTCATTTGCAGAAGCATCGATTATGTACTCCAAGAAATTTTGCAGGACTTCATCTTCCGTGAGAATGTATTTATCCCAGCCTTTAAACCCAAATAGTGTACTTTTTATAAAATTATATGAACGATTTGTAATAGTTGTGCCAGCATCCCCCTCGCACATATAGTATAATTCATCATCATTCAATGTTTGCATTAAAGCGAGTGAATGCGTTGTGAATACAATATTCACTGAGTGTCTCTGACAATACTCTCTTAACACCGATATAAGATGAACTTGAGCAGAGGAGTCTAGCGATATATCTATTTCATCAATAACAATAAATTTTCTTTTGAGCTCAATCATTCTAAATAAATTTAAAATAAAATACTCACCAGAACTGAAGTAATCCTCTCTTATATATGTTCCATTCTCATTTAATCGAAAGTAGAAAGTTTCATTTTTTACAGAAAAGGATTTAAGATTATTGTAAGATGAAGATTGATAAACCTCATTAAATATATCTATCAAATCTTCAGGAACGCTATAATTTTCAAACGCAATACTTTTCCTAAGTTCTGTATCAATTTTACTGAGCGTTGGAAAGTTATTAAATCTCATCCCGTGCGGAATAGGCAACTCAACATAAAGATTAGACTTTATCTCTGACGGAATTAGTTGCTTGGTATCGATTATTTTTAAATTTTCATCATAGACATACGTTATATTATGGTCATTGATATTATATACAATACTACTTTCAGGATTGAATATATATCTTGAAGATGTCCTTATGAATGTATCTGCAGATTGTAAATTTTTAATTGCCTTGATAAGCGTGGTCTTTCCAGCACCATTCTTTCCTACAATGCATGTCAGTTTATTTTCAGAAAGATCAATGTCAAATGACATATATTCGACGTGCTGGATTTTCGAAATCTCAATCTTTATTTTCATTTTAATTTACATTCTTGTAAAAAAGCATATCAACAATCGTGTTACCATATTTTTTCTTAAGTTTATCAAGGTAACTCTTATCGATTGTATTTATATGATTCAAAAGTCCAGAAACAGTATTAACTCCCTTTTCTAGGATCTCACTATCATTCAACCCGCTAGTTTTAACCTTAGGATCTTTTAATATAGAATCTATAAACTTATCTTTATCTGTTATGTAAAAATGAATTAAATGCTCAAGCTTTCTTTTTACTTTAATATCAACAGAAACCATCTGAGACGGTAAAATCACCATCCCCAACAGTTTGACTTTATTCCCTTTTTTTATCAGTTTTGTTTTTGCCAGGTTTTAGCTGAAATGTCCCTTCCCCATAACCTCAAGTAATTCAGCCACAATGAGACCAATACTATCAAAACCTTCATCATTCTCAGAAGAGATGATAATATCATCTGAATAACGCGTGAATACATAACCTTGCTCAGAACAATATTGCTGCATAGCAATATCAAATTCGTATAAACAAGCATTACTGAAAGCTGGTGATGTCGGAAAACCTACAGGTAAGGAGTTATCGATAATTATATAATCTAATATTTTATCTATATAAACATTTAAATCCGATATAGGAACGTTCAACAAATTATTTACTAAAATCGAACGTGCATATTCACGCGTTATGGAAGGAAAAAAACTTTTAATATCAGTATTGAAAAATACTTTACTTTTGGCATGAAGTATTACTGCATCATAAGTACTACTACCTTTCCTATACGAAAATACTACATCCGTATTTACTCTCAAGTAAGAAAAAACAAACTCATTGATAAATTTGTGATACTCTTTAAGTTTAGAGCTAGGTTCAGCAATTAATCTTTCATCAAATGTTGAAAATTTAGTCTGCTCGAATGGTTCAAATGAAAGAAAGTTCTGAAAGGAATCTTTGTCGAAGAATGCGATATTGAAAGCTTTTTCGAGGCTAAGGGGTTTCATCGTTGACTGGGCTTTGGTTTTTTGAGTTGAATGGATTCTAAGATGAATGTTCTAACTCTAAGTGGTTTCTCACCCCAGACACCCTCATTTTTACAGGCCTTACTTCCTGTACATACCTTCTCCCGAAAGAGAAGGCAGTACAAGAGCAACACTATATCAAGGCCTGTAGAGGCCAACATTAATGACTGGAGATACTCCTAGTCGTTGGCATGAAAATACTTTAAACCAGATGGTGAGTATTTACAACATTTCAAGCAGTCGGGTGTCGCTAAAATCAGAGCTGAATTCATAGAAACACATTAACTACTTGATTTTCATCATTACGCCCATCATTCATGATTCAACCATTCGTCTATAATCGGGTATACAAATTTTTCGTCGCCATAAATCACCGTTGCCCCACGCGCCAGCGCGTCGAGCTCCCACCGTTCGGGAGTAATCCCTTCCTGCGCCAAATCGAAACGAATTTTTGCGACACGATCCCTTTCGGGCTTTGTCAACCTGGCTGATGGCGCTTGCTCGCTGGTTTTGAGGGACGCATTGCTTCTTTGCTGCTGATGTTTGCACGGTGCGCCAGCTTTTAACGCCCCGTTAAGCACCTTCACGACGTCCGGCTCATTCCAGCCAACAACCCCGCGCTCAATCAGATTTAACACCGCTGCGGCTTGCTCAGACGGTGTGGGGGTCATAACTGGATCGCCACCGTCGGTGAGCTTTCCACAGTTATTGACAGGACTCCGAGGCGCGGCAGAGCCGCTTTTTAAGGTCAAAGGCTCAACGGCCAAAATCTTTGGAACGATTCGCCATTCGGCTGTACGGGTTACATGGACCCGGTGCGCCCCGAGATGAGGGGCATAAATACCGACCACCCTCTCGATATCTTCTTCGTACTCATTAACCTCATCCGTCACCTTACGGGCGACTCTGACGGCCTGAGCATCACGCGGCATGTTTGCCCCACCCTGCGCGATGATGTACCGCTCAAAATCACCCTCATCTGCAGCAGCTCGCGCGGCCTCTACCCTGTCGTCAAACTCGCTGGCGATACTCACCCCACGCGGCAGCTTGCGCAGTTCGCGGTAAGCGCCCATCGTCGGGAGGCCAATCGGTTTAAACTGCGGGATGCGCCATGTAGACGCCCATGCGGTGACGGCTGCGGCCGTATCTTTCAGGGGCTTGCCGGTGTCGTGGTCGAGCTGGCCGTCGAGCGCGTAGCCGTCGATATTTTTGGCAATGTATTTAGCGATATAACCCGCCGCGCCGCCCTGATTAAGATGACGGGACTCAAAGCGCTGTTTTGCCGCGCCCTTTTCGTGTCCGTCCTCTTTGAGGGCATAACGACGCATAATTTCGTTGATGGCTTTACGTTGACCGGGTTTGCAAAACAGCATCATATGCCAGTGTGGCGTGCCGTCGTGGTGCGGTTCGACAACTCGCATTCCGTAAACCTCTAAATCGTTATCTTTGAACGCGGTACGCATCAGGCTCCAGATTCGGCAGAGATAGCGCTGGCCGTCTTTTGGCGTAAATGCGGTGTCGTTCCAGCCGTGATTGAGCTGCACTTTTTTGCTTTCGCCTTTGCCGACCTGTCGGGTCGGATGGTATTTAGAGGGTGTGGTCAGGGTGATAAACATCCCCACATCACCGGCGCTGGCCGCGTAGCGCTCAATCCCGGCGATGGTATTCATCAGCTCCATGCGACGTATTTCAGGGTTAGAAATACTCCCCATAACCTTGCTGATGAGGTCGATACGTTCACCGGTGACTTTGTTTTCCAGCTCGCAGGATTTGAGGTATTCGAGATTAGCCAGGCGGCGCGCGTGAACATCGCGGATTGCTATTTTGCTTGCGTAAGGTGAACGGTCTTTGTTGACCTCACCTGCTGCGATGAGCAGCGCCTCGCGCCAGCGCATCCGCTGCGCCTTGAGCTGGTTGACCCACCACTCGTCTTTAATCAGTCGTGAAATAGCGGAAAATGCCATGCGGATCGTCATCTGACCCTTACGGTATTTTTTCCAGAACATCGGGGTGATGTTAAATGCGCGAGCAATACCGGCCACTTGCCCGTATAGATGCGACTGAGCTTCATCGGTGAAAAGTGTCTCTTTCCCGCCGTAAGCCTCCGCCCATGCGTCGCTTAACTCCTCGTATTTGCTCCAGAGCTGAGAGGCAATTCTGGCCGCAAATTTCCTGAGCTCTTTGTCATTCATATCTGGTAAGCGCGCATACTGGTCGCGCTCGGACAGAAACCCAATCGAGGCGATTTCATTCATCCCACACAGCTCATTAACGCGCTCAAGACGTGGCAGCAGCTTGCGCTCAAACGTGTTTTTAAGGAAATACAGCCCACCTAAAGGGCTCTTTTTACGGCGGATGAAGTTATAACGCGATGTAAACAGCGTTTGCAGGAAAAACGGCAGACGGTCAATCCGGTTTAAAACACCTTGCACCTGACGGAGTTCGGCACGTGTAAGGGGTCTGTCGCGGCCAATGGCCTCTTTAGTGACGTTATTCCAGGGATAAGCACCAACGAATGAATCACTGGCGCCCTTCAAAAATGGTGGTGGTGGCGAGGGGGCAACACGCCCCCGAGGTTCGTTGGACATATTATTTAAAAGCGTCCAGACATTGCTTTCCCATGCGTTCAATCCGAGCTTCTAGAGCTGAGAAGCCAGCAAGATCGCTGGTCAAAAGATCATGCAATACCAAGCCTGAGATAAGCTTAGGGATAGTTGGGTAGTAACCCACAATATCCAACCATTCCTTACCTTCATTCTTCCCGGATGTAGCGGTTTTTTTTTCCTGCAAAATGAATTGATAGCGGTCACTGGTGATGACGTATTGGTTATTAATCTCGATGTGTATGCTCATTTTTGCTTCCTGTTAACAGTGGTTAGCCAGCTCTACCGAAAATTGCGTTGTGTAACTTTTCCGACTCCTGACCTAATAACTCGATAATTTCGGTGCGATTAAGTTCTGACTTACTGATGTACGCGATGAGCCCGTCAAACTGAGAAGAGAAACGGGTCGCCGTGTCGCGCTGTGCCTCGCTTACTGCCTGCGCCAGAAGTGCCGAATACATCCCCCGCTGCGCTGTATTTTGCTTTTGCATTTGCCTATCTCCAGACAAAAGGAGTCCCCACGCTGTAAGGCGCGTAATAAATCGAATCCAGATTAATTAATGTAAATACTGCTCAGGTTTTACCGAGGTTAAAATGGTTGGTGCGTACTCAAAAAGGCTGAACAGCTCTCGCAGAGCGCGGAAAAGTTTGTCACGCCAATAACAGTCCTCCTCATTCAAACGCCAGTGCGGCATCATAAATTCCCGCTCTGTCAGTCCAGCATGAAGAAACAATGAGCGCCTTTGGCTGACGGTCAGGCGGCTGATGAAAGTTGCTTTTGACGCGCCAAGTTGACGATACCGGGTGAATGCAGTTCTCAATTCATCAAGCGCACAAACAAGACGCTCACGATCGGCTTCAGCCATTTCCTCTAAGCGCATCACAGAGTGACGCTGTTTTAATTGAGCGTGGAAACAAACTGTAAGGCGCTCCCGTTCCATCATCTGATTGTAAAAATCGCAAGTGTCTTGCCAGCGAGGCTGAGCCAGATACTTGCAGACCAGACCGCGAAGTGCTGTTGGTTGCTTCTGGATCACATCAAGTGTCATTACCGTCATAACCACAGTCCTCTCTTTTTGACCAAGCGACGAAGCTTCTCGATAAGACCCGTCTTACGGGTTCGGATGATGATGCCCTTGCGTCCGCGACCGTGTGTGATGGTGAAGTTAATTTGGTTAGGGCTTTCTTTTCGTAGCAATTGAGCAATACATCTAGGTTCCTGCATTAATCCTCCTACTACCTACTTAACAACTTATCCATAAAGTTCCAACGGTCTTGTGGTAGGATTAGTTCGCCAAAACAAGCACCTATCAACAAGGAGAAGATATGGAAAAGCAAAAAATCGAAACTTTCCTCGATCAGGCGAAAGATTCACGTACTAAACATTCTGCTGAAGATCGCCTTTTCGCACTCGAAGTTATGGCTTGCGCTCTTGGTGCATCCCTTGAGGGAGAAAGCAGAGATAACTTTCTGGCGATGATGAATTCAATCTCAGAAAACATTAATCCGATGTCTGATACCGCGATTAAAGCAATCGCCGATCTGAACGTACTCAGCGCTAACTTCAAGACTCTTTCCAATCAGCTTGCAGCTGGGAAATAAAATCTTCTAAGCGACGTTCTACTTCAGCCTCATTTTTGAGGCTGTTCATTCCCCAAATATCTATGTGGTAGTAAACATTCCCCATGTGTGCGCCATTCTGATAAAGCGGTTTAGATACCAGCTCGACCTCACGTATTTGTTGTTTCATCATGATTCCCTCATCTCTTTACTCACCTAACCCGAGCCACATAAGCCAACCGTCACGAATTTCCTTCGGGCGGCTGTCATAGGCCATCTTCATGCCCTTATTCCACGCTGGAAGATAAACCCAATATTCCCCTGCACGCCCACTCGTCGACTGCGGATCGGTCATCTCAACAACAGGCAACTTGCCCTTCTCAATCATCCCTTTAACCGCTGCAGGAGTTTTTCCAATAAGACGGGCAAACTCCTGATACGGGACCGCATCCGTGCTACTTACAAGCTGGTTGTTCATCTGTTACGATTCTCCTTTAGTGCATTTAATTGCTCATAAAGGGCTTTAATTGCCTATAGCCAAAACCCCTAAAAAGGAATTTATTTCCTTATAAGGGAATAATCATCGTATGGAGGATTCATGTCAACCCCGATAAATGAAAAAATCAAACTCATCAGGGAGTCAGAACGATTAAATAGAAAGGAAATCAGTGAGTTAACCGGAATAGCATATGGTTCATTTTGTGGATACGAAGCTGGGGATAAAAAACCGGGTGTCGAGCCCATAATGAGAATCCTTCAACATCCTCGTTTCACCAAGTACACCTTATGGTTTATGACTGACCAAATAGCACCTGAAGCTGGGCAGATTGCACCGGCTCTCGCGCACTTTGGGCAGCAGACAACAACGTCACCCCACTCAGACCAGAAAACTGGCTAACCATTTACGGCGCTTTTTTGTGCAATAAATGCACAGTGAGTTTTTGCTATCTAAATCAGGAAATTGAAGTACGCAGTAACATCATCGGGAGGCTTTATGTCTGTTAAAAAGCTCGATGATGGTCGATATGAAGTGGACATTAGACC